ACCCGCCGCGTTTAAGGAAGAACTTAAGCAAGGCACCTTCTCCATCCAAGGGATCCTCGGGTGGAGTCGATGAGACTACATATCCCTTAACCAAAGGTCTATGTAGAATACGGTCATAATGTTCGGTATCAAATTGTCCGAACTCATGACGTCCTAATACAGGGGAAGTCGGCAAGACCTTGGGGTAATGCGAAATTACCTTACGGACCTCGCCGTCAAGCCATTCGCAAGTATCATAGTAACCAGCCTCGAAAAGCTGATTACGAAGTGACACAAGCGATATGACACCCTGAGCATCCTGCCGTCGTGTCGGGAACATACGTCGAACACGAGAAATACTTACATCGTGTCCGTTGTAGTACTCCCGGCCACAAGACTCTCTGAACCTTCCGGTCCAGAAAGACTTGTCCAGGTTAACTACGCACCCAAAAGTGCCTAGCACCTGTACGACGGTATGCACGTATTCACGAGGGACAATAACATCGTCCCCGTAAATGCGCGCCCGGCCTCTGAGAAGGCGAACTGCCTTCCCATAGGTTAATGGTGTGTTAAGCGCTCGCTCAACCCCAAGGAGAACCATGGTAAGAAAAACCATGGCCTCAATAGGGAAAGTGAGAGCTGAACCCATAGATGCGAACTTAGCAAGGCGTAATACGCCTATGCCAGGTACATCAGCCTTACGGGACCTACATGCATCAACTGCCCTCAGCAAATGAGGATGGTTGCGCATCATGGCCCTGACTAGCTGATTCGAAACGCGATCGGATGCTTCACTCATATCGAGTGTAGCGAGGGATCCATCACTGGACCCAACTCGAGCCAGGTGCTGGTTAGGCTCCTGGTCATCGAATCCGAGCAGGGAACTAGTTAAGGGAGATCTTCTCCCTTGTAGTTCCTCAAGGAACTCCGGTAGGAGCGCTTGCTGTGCATATTGCATAGCAGTGGGCTCCACACCAATGATCCTTGGCGTTTTGAGCGTTTTAGGAACAGCGACGACCTTAACGGGCGTCTCTGCACCGGGTTCGTGGATGTCCACGGTTGCCAACTGGTCATAGTATCTCCAGTTGGGCAGAAGGAACTCTCCCGAGGGAAAGATACCTTCCAACCGTTGCGGCCAACGAGACTGACGATACTTCGAGTTTCCTCGAAGCTTGTCGGCAGTCGCGCCTGGTCCATGCTTTGGCGTGACCTCCCCCAAATAGACCTTTCGGTCGATCCGGGAAAAGAGACTCGCGTATAGCATATCTGAAAGGCGTAAAAAGTCAGACAAGTCTTTGTCTGACAAAGCCGAATCAGAATCACGGACATCCTCCTCACACTGGTTGAATTGAACGAAGGCATCGCGCACCCTTGCATCGCTGCAAGGGAGCTCGATCTTGCCGAACATCAGCGTTAGCTGGCGTACGGCGAGAATTGCTACCTCGTCCGGATCATCCAGTAACACACCACTAGTGCGGTCAAATATAAGGCCGAGGAAACCTCCGAGAAATCGGGGGAGACCTCCAGTTCTCTGGGAGAAACTAAACCCATTGAACTGTTGATGGCTTATATACCCTTGGTCAAGAGACTTTTGGGCCTCTTTTCCGAAGGTAGGGAGGGTTATCGTTAGAAACGATAGCCCCTCATATTTGACACGACCCTGGACAGTTTTAATGTCCATGGTGGCGCTAGTGCAACACCAGGTAGCCGATTCATTAGCTACCTTCTTCCAGAGCAACATTAGGCTTTTCAAAAGCCCTCCTTAAATAGAGGTTGCTTTTCCTTAGCCTCATGTTGTCACCAGCACGCCACCGGATTATCTTGACAAAGATAAAACGGCAGGGTGTTTAACCACAGCGATAGAGAGTATAGACCATCATCAAAATTATCGATGATGATACTAAACAGTCCACTATGACCCATCGGATTGCTCCTTTGGTGATTAGTGTGCTGTTGCCATTCCCTAGATCCAAAACGTTCTCACGTCAAG